AGGAAGAACAGCTTGAAGTTCAGCGGCTTTCTGAGGATAATAGAGAAGTTTTTCTCCATTTTCATCAGTCTTTGCTGTTTGATAGAGAGTCATTCCAAGAAGACCATCTCCAGATGTTGCTGGTTTAACAGTGAGCGAAACTCTTGGATAAGAATTTCCACCAACAAAAGCATAATCTGTTTTACCTAAATACGTGCCATAAGCGTTATCATAAGTGATAGTATCAAGGTTCAAGTTGCCCGAGCTAGTTGTGACGAAAACGCCAGCGTCTCCGTTAGTAGTTCCAGTTGTGCTATCACCAACATGCGCCACATCAAGTGCAAACATGTTGATAACATCAGTTTCGGAATATTGTCTGAATGGTAAGATTCGAAGTGCCATATTTTTTTAATTAGGAAATGATAATATTGTTACGGTTAAAAGCTGCGGCGAATTTATCGCGCAGAGATGGTTCAGAACGAGAAGATGTTTCATTTGAGCTACTAATGCCAGCTTCGGAAGCTTCAGCATTTTCAATAGCATCAGGAATTGAATCAGACTCTTCTAGTTCTTTTTCAGCTTCTTTTTCTTCAGAAGCTTTTGATAATTTGAGTTTAGCAATTTTCTTTTCAACTTCAGCATCAATTTTGTCTTGAATGCTCTTGTCAATAGAAGCTTTAGCTTCTTTGTTTTTGTGTTTCCACACAACTGCTAATTTGCCTTGGAAGGAAGCGAAGCTTTCTTCTGTTTCATCCAAAGACTTGAGTTCTTGAACTAAAAATTGTCGATCTTCAGCATCTAATTCGTAGCTTTGATCAACAGTGTCCATGCGAGAATTGAATCGGGCCAAACCCTCTTCAATTTTCTTGAAAGCTTCAAATTCTGCAAGCTTTTGACTGGAAGTTGCAAGCTGTTCGCGAATTTCAGCCATGGAAGCTTGAAGAGCTTCTCGCTCAGCAGCTAATGCTTCTTTTTCTTTTGCAGCTGCTACTAAAGAAGCTTTGTATTCAGCATCTTTCTGCTTGATAGCATCAGCAAATGTGTTGGTCATATTAGCCACAGCTTCTTCGGAAAATTTCTTTTCCAAAAGAACGTCTTTTAACTCTAAGAGAATTTTTTCTACATCCATAGTCTTGATTTTTGTGTTATTTACAGCAAGAATTTTATCTTGTGAAATTTTAGATTTATTTTTTTCACTAAAGAGGGGGTGCTTAATGCTAAAAATTGATTTTTTTTCTTGAACTGGAAATTGCTTGAATTCAGATTGATCTGAGAATAAACCTTTAACATCTGCTGCTGGATTTGTTGTGAATCCAATTCCTAGTGGAAAAACTTCTCCTTTCAAAATGCGATAAACTTTAGAGCCATCGCTCAATCTACCTGGACCACCATAAGCTTTAAGCTTAGCTTTCATTTCTTCAAAGTGTTTTGGATTAGTGATTAGTTCGCAGTCTGAGAAATCCTCGCCGCCAACTGCAATGGTAAAATCATTAAAACCAATCTCCCAACTAGTAGAAATATGCTGATAAATAGTGTCAGTTGGATCTACTGATCTTTGAATCATGCTAGCAAAATCTTTGTTAACATATTTATAAACCACAGCCCCAAGAGAAATATTAAAAGCATCAGTTCTAGATGCTACAGCGTCTAAAGAGATTAAAGCGCTGTCTTCGCCATATTCGCTAAAGCCAGCAGAAACAATGTGCCCAACAATTTGATTCTTATCATGCTCAATGTTCGTTGGTTTGTGAATAAAGTTTTTAACAATTTGAGATGCTGTAACTGCATCCATTCCATCATCATTCTTATTAAATTTATTCACAACAGCAGCATTAAATGCTACTCCCAACAAATCAATATTCTCAGAAAAGTTAATTTCTTGAGGAATAAGAGGTTTTAAATTTTCAAGTGAAGCTTTAGAAATAAAAGACTCATCTCCCAATGCGCAAAAGCGAATTGGCGAGAAAAATGAGCTAGTATATTTATATTGCTTCATTAATGATTATTTTCCTTCTTCAGTATTTTCCATTTGAGTGCTCTCTTTATTTTCATCCTTAGCAGAAGGGCTATCCATTTTTTTTAAAATAGCTTTTTGGAGTGGGAGAGAAAGTTTCTTTTGAGCGGGAGTGAGTTCTTCAGTATTTTCCATTTGAGTGCTCTCTTTATTTTCATCCTTAGCAGAATCATTGGGACTATCCATTTTTTTTAAAATAGCTTTTTGGATTGGGAGAGGAAGTTTCTTTTGAGCGGGAGTGAGTTCTCCAGAAGTGCTCTTTTCCATCATCATTGCTTTCATCTTGTCAAATTGCATAGCGCATGTAGACATGGTAGCCTCTTTGCTCATTCCAGCAGTGTTGACAAGATCCTCTTCATTCATAGCGCAGTGATTCATAAACTGCTTGTAAAGATGCTCTTGCTTTGGCCCCATTTTAGAAAGAGAAATTTCATATTCTCCATTTTGTAATGTTACTGTTTTTTCTAATGGAGCTTTAATATCGCCTAAGTTAATTTTCATTGATTTGGTTTGAGTGGTAAAGGATTGCTGCTGACAAGTCATCTTCGAGTTGATGCTCCGCTAAAATGGATAAGATTTCCTCTTTTGGTTGCAAAAGAGAAATTTGTTCAAAGTCGTTTACACAAGAACTAGCACAAGATGCCCAATTTTTTGCATCTTTAGAAACAATAACTTTTTCGCATAGTTGATCTAAAATACTAGACTGCTGTTCTGAGAGAGTTTTAATTTTAAATTTCTTTTTAAGAGAAGCATCTGCTAAAGCTCTCATTTGCTCCATTTTTTTAATGGTAGAATGAATATTTTTAACAGAATATTCAGCTTTCACGATTGGAATACCAGTTGTTCCCTCTGGTCGTCCAGGTACTTTATTAGTAGCATTGATTTTGCCAGCAACTGGAGTTGGAGGAGAGATGAAAGGAATTCCCCCAACAATAGGATTATAGTATCCATCTTTTCTCTCATCAATATAAACTGATTGTGCTGGAGAGATGTCTTCTGGTTTTGGAAATTTGCCAGTTTGGAACATTTCCATGCCTTGTTGAGGAGTGAGAATGCCTAGCTCCATTAAACGACTAGAAACTCTCATGAGTTGAGTTTGATCTCTCATGTCAATGTCTCTAAAACATGCTGTAGGATAAGATCTAAAGCCAAGATTTTTAGCTATGCGCTTAATCTCAACTTGCAAAAAGTCATTCAAGAAAGCATTGCGAGACTCTTTTAAACGATCAACAAAAATCTGAGCTTTCACTTCTGTAGCGCTATATTTCTCTTCTCCAACAATGATGTTTTGCAATCCTTGTTTGATGTCCTCATTTAACACTTTATATTTTTCAGAACCAAGAACTTTGTTAAGATCTGGAATGACAAAATCAGCTTTTGTTGTATAGTCTGAAACTAAAACTCTGCCCACGCTCTCATTTCGGAACAAGCCTTGCATAGCTTGCAAATTATTAGCATTAATGCCGCCCTTGTCTGGATCTGTTCCCATTGTGATGAGAAGAATAACATTCTCTACAGTGCGAGTAATCGCTTGATCCATTTTTTTCAACTCTAATTTAGCATTGATATCTTCTAAAACTGAAAATCCAAATGGAACTGCAAACGGTTCGTAGTCTTGCTTTTTATAAAAGGAATAACTTAATTTAGATGGATCAAGTTCAATTCTCAAGCCATTTTTAAAGTAAGTTCCTATTTTAATCTGCTCTCTCACCTTTGGTGGAAGACCATTTAAAATATCTTTGTCCTCTTCTGTAACAGGAGTTTGAAGGCGAGAGAGTTCGTATTCTGAAAGAATTTTTTCGTACAATCCAGTTGCAAAACTAGAGCTTCTCCTAGCGACAACGTCAAAAGGATTGAGCAAAATATACTTAACAGGAATAGAATTATTAATTTTAGACGCTCCTCCAAGCTGTTTTACTAAAAGAGCAAAATCATCAGCTTTAAATTTACCATCAACTCTGTACAAGAAAATGTTTCCTCCTCTGTAGTACTCTCTAAAGTACTGATCTTTCAAGTTCCAAATTTTAATTCTTTTAAACCACTCATTGAAAAAATCACGACTCTTTTTTGTTCCACCCTCTAAGTAAAGTTCAGTATTGGCAAACTCAGACATAACATCAATAGCATTGCGAAAAACAGACACATTAGCATAAGCTTTTTGACACAGTTCAATAGCCTCTCTAACATTAACTCCATCCATTGCATAATCATAAGGCAAAAGTCCATTGCGAATGCTGCCATATCGATCAATTACTGGAACAAAAGCTCCTACATTTTTTCTATTATAAGTTGTTGACGATGCGTTGCGAGAATAAGCTGCATTTGATGTTGATTTGAATGAAGACTGTGAGACGTAAAAAGGATCACCAGATAATTCTGGAACGAACTCTCCATTTTGTGCAGCAGTTCCTTCTACAGATGCTTTAGTAAAATTAGACCAATAATCAGACTTTTTAGTATACGCTCTTTTTTCCATGATTTCATTTTGATTTACACTGAAATAGTAAAAGTCAACTTTAAAAGTTTAAAGTCAACAAATAAACATTGGAGTGAATCCAATCGGAGCAGCAGTTGCTTCCACTGCCATCATGTCATAATACATATGCATCATCCAGTTTCCCAACACTAAAGCTGAGTAAGAATCTTTTCTAGCTCTGTTTGCACCCTTTTGTTTTTTGAGATTTGAGGGCAAATCAAAACTTTGAGTTCCTTGAGTGGATGTTGTTACTTGCACAAGAGCGCATTGAACTTTAATTAATTCAATCATGTCTTTCTGATGCTCAATAAAATCAATCAACTTTGCCCCAGAAGAAAGATCCTCTTCTATTTTACTATACTTGATATCATCAATGCTAATCTTGGCAGTTTTTTGCTTAGAGTAATCATCATCAATTGCCATGCCTGCAAACCAGATTCTTCGATGATCAAAAGATCCTTGAAGCAATTCATTAGCATATCTAATCCAAAAAGAACTAGGTTTTCTCAAATGAACTATTCTTCTAGTTGTTAAATTGTATTGACTTCTAGCCTCGCGCAAAGATTTATCGTAATCTGCCACATTGTCAAAATCAAAATCAAAAGTATCTAGTTTTAAACCATCTCTTTTAAAAAGTTCGCTCTCATTACATGCGCTTAAAAATTGAACGCCTCCATTATAGTCTCCCACAACAGCTATAATATTAAAATTACTTAATAAATAGTGAAAATACTCGATGTGCTTTTTCAAATTAGTTCCTGGCATAGCATAAGAGTGAACCACAGTTCCTCCTTTCTTGGATGGATTTAATTTGATTAATTGAATAGCAAAATCATCTGATCCATCACTCTCTGACCATGAAGGGTCAAAACTAGCAATATATTCAGCCTTTGATTCTCCCACGATTTCCACACTTTGTCCCTCTCCATCAACTACTGTGCAGAGAGCCATTTTGCTAACTTTAAAATAGCCTGAGCTATCATCTGTAAATACGCTTCCAAATTCTCGCTCAAATTGAGATTGACTCATTGTAGCTTTTGCTTGACTGAGCAAGTTCTGATCGTATAATTGTTGAGGAGCGCAGTCGTAGCTAAAGTGCATGATGACTCTATGAGCGCCATCTTGCTTATCTGGATGCATAATGAGTCGTTCATACTCTTGATACAATTTGTACAAGTATTCAAACTTGTAACTTGCTGATGATAAACCAATAATCTTATTACTTGGCCAGCGATAGCGCTCTTCCTCCATCATTTCTCCCTTAGCTATTAATTTACTCTCTAAATCGTGAAGCTGCTGTCTTTCTGTAGGATTTTCCACCACAGATAAGAATGGAAGGATAACTTCATTTAAAATCTTTTCTGGCATCAAAAGAAGTTCGTCAATAATCATTCTTTGAAAGCGAAAACCTCTTAATTTTTCACCATCTCCTAATGGAAGAGCAGTGATTCGACTTCTACCAATTTCAATGATCCACTCATCATTTGTTTTGGAAATTCTAGTGATGCACTGAGCTAAAAATCCAGCTTTTGGACTTCTAGAAATTTCTTCAATTTTTCTAAAAATCATTTTTGACTGACGAAATGATTTACTAATAATTCCAATGTGAACTCCTTGATTTAACGTCGCATCTAAGATGGCAAACACTGCTGTAGAAAAGGAGTTGTGATTAACTATCCCATCTGCTATATAACAATGTTCATTAGCAACCTGAATATCAACAGTGACGCATTCGTCCATTTCTACTGATTTAACTTTTTCAAAATATACATCATTTTTATTTAAAAAATTAAGTTTTTCCCGAATATCATCTGGTAAGTTTTCAAAATTTAAAATTTTATTCAAAAGAACTCTGCTAGTTTTTTCTCTAAAATTTAATTTTATTTTTTTTTCGTCTTTAATGAAACAAATAGATTTCTTATTGAGTTTTTTCTTTAAAAAATCTCCGACATATGGTATGAATTCACAAAAACTACCATCTTGTGAAGTTTGTTCTTGTAAATCAAGAATTTTAGATTGTTTTCTTTTGATATTAAAACCAATTTTTTCACCAAATTCTTTTACAGATTTGCCATCGCTTAAAATTAAACTCCAAGCTTTATTGCAGTTGTAAATTTTTCCATTAGGAAAATTAGATGCACCACCTTTAAATGTTAATTTTTTCTTAAAAAGAAAACCTTCTTGTAAACATAGATTAAGTATTTGATGGATTAGTACTTCGCTAGTTGAAGTAAATCCGACCCTTACACGAGTTCCTTTTTTTTCTTTTCTTTGAGTGGCGCAATATCCATCTGTATCAAATAATCCTCTCATTAAAAATTGAATATTTTCTGATGAAGCTTGTGTTAAAATACTTGGGATATTTTTTTCGCAAGCTTTTTTTTGATCAAATCCTAAATGATATAAAAATGAAATTAATTCCTTTGAATAAATTCTAAAATCTTTGGTTTTTCCTGGTTTATTTACAACGGTTAAATTAAGGCCCAGTTTTAAAGAAAAAGCTTCTAAAAAATCTTTAATTTCAAAATCTTCAGAAGTGATAGATATTCCCCTATTTAAAATACACCCATCTCCAATAAGCAAACCAAAGAAATAGTACCAATCCTTTAAAGGTGCATTATCAAATTTAACAACTTTTGGTTTATTAAAATTAACTACGTTATTTTCAAATTTAAAATCTGCAAAAATATCTTTTTGCAAAAGTTCTAGAGTTTTGAATTTTTTAATAACCAAAATATCATCAATAATGATATCTTTAGAAAATTTCCATTCGAATTCTAAATCTTTATTAAAGACTAATAATTTATGATAATCCAAACCATTAGAAACTAATCCTGATTGAGTAGTAATCTTATAAGATTGCTGTTTATTATTTATAACTTTATTTTCAACTTCATTGAATCCTATAAGGCTTTGAACTTTATCTCCAATTTTAATATCTCCAATTTTAATAAGTCCTCTATCTGTCCACACTAATGAATCGTAATGACTGCACTTGGACATCCCACGGGAATTATGATGCACAATACCATTACCCACGTAATTCTCTTCAGAATCAACTGTAATGTCTACTGTGGAAGTTTCGATGGAGGTTATAGTTTCAATTTTTGAAAAATAAACATTTTCATTTTGTAAAAGCAAAAGACTCTCCTTATCTTTTTCATCTAAAAACTTTGCTGATAAGGCAGAATCCAAACGCATGTCTTTACCAAAGTTTCCCGCTACTCCAAATAACTTTTGCCACGTTTTATATTTTTTCTTTAGATAAGTTCCTAAATTTGGCACTAAATTTATTTGATATTTTCTACTTGGAAGATTTAAAACCTCTAATAAATTATTTTGTTTATGATCTGAAACGAATCCAATTCTATCGCTAAATTTTTGATGTCCACTTTTAAGTATTTTTAAATCATAGTATGGAACATCTTTATGAGATCCACTATATCTAATAGAAGATTCTACTCCAAAATTATTAAGCAGCATTTTCACCTGTCTCAGCAATTCAATAGATGTATTCTTTAATCCTAATTTAACTGTTTTTGAATTAGAGTGTCTTTTATCTTTTAGAATGCTGCAATATCCATCTGCACTAAAAATTCCGCTAATTAAAGCTGCCATTTTTTGCTCATTAACTTGCAAGATAGAATCTGGTATGATTTTATTTTTTGCTTTTAAAGATCTATCAAATCCAATAGATTTTAACCAGTCAATTAAATCTTTGCTAGAAATTCCCATTTCTAAAAATCCATTATTAGCTCTTGAGCGGCAAATAATTTTATTTTTAGGAAAATACTCTTTAGCTTTAGCCATTGTCATATCAATAACCTTGGAATCTTCAGAACACCAGTGCATAGTGTATTCGTCAAAATATCCACCTCCAATCATGTATCCTAATAAAAAATACCAATAATCACAATCTTCGATGTTCATCTTTGGAGAGTTCTCTACCAATTGAGCATCTCCCCAACAGTTCATGCCAAGTTTAATTGGCATGAAATCTTCAGTTGTTAAAGTTTCAATCTCTTTAAATTCTAAATCTAAAGTTGAACTATTATAAATTAAAGTTTTATGACCAAGTTTTGCCTTGAAAGAATCTCCAGAAAATGTTTTGATATATAATCCTTTTTCATTGGGAGAGTTGAATTTTTTATCAGTAACTAGATTTAATTTATTTCTAGATCTTACTCGTTCTCCAACACTCACATCTTTAATTTTCTTGAAACCGCTTTCTGTTAAAACGTATTCATTTTCATCTAAACACCATATTCCCAAAAAGTAATCAGAGTCCATCATCGCTTTGATAGCCATGTGTTGAAAAGGAAACAAAGAGACTCCTGTCATAAATTCAGAAGTGAACGAGGGATTTTCTTTTAAAAATTTATATAATAAAATTTTAGATTTTCTCTCATCAATAAATCCTTTGGTATTGAGAATTTCTTCATTAATACCTCTGAATTTATTGTGTAGTTTTTGATGTCCAGCTTCCCAACTCATAATATTTTAATAATCTAATAGTCCAATGTTCAAATAATATTGCACATCAACATTTTTCATAACATCCCCTAAAACTAACAGTTTAGGAATTAAAAATTCACTGCGTTTTCTGCTGCCACTAAAAATGAACTGACAGCAGTCGCCATACTCTTGCTGAACATCTCTAAGAGCGTGTAAAATAAATTGTAAATTTATTTGCCTGCGTTTAAAGATGGTTAAGCTCTCTAATTTATATAAATCTTCTTCAATTACAATAAATAAAAAGCATCCCGCACTTCTGCAACGCTCAAGTTCTTTTCTAAAGCGAGCATTTCCAGAAGATAAGGTTCCAGCCAAGTCTTCAATAGATTTTCGGTCAACATAGCAATATTTATAGTCGCTTCCAGAAACAGCATAGTCTCCAGCGTCTAATTTTAACTTTTCAGAATTTTTAAACTCTAGTGGTTTCTGTTCTCTAGTGTCTATAAAAATTTTGACGCTTGAGAAATCATTATGAAAACTACGTGCAATTGAACTCGCGAACATAGGTTTAACGCCGCATTTTTCACATGCAGCAGAATAGCTTCCGAAATGTTTTTTGTATAAACTAATAGGTGGGAGATTGGCGGAATACAATTCAATAGTACTTGGTCCATATTTTAATTGTTTTTTATCTATTCTATTTTTTAAAAGAAGCAATATATATTCTGATACAACTTCTGGAGAGGAAATTTCGCACCACTTTAACAATTGCTCATAATTGAAAAAATCTTTTTCAAAATATTCACTATAATTTTTAAAAGGAATAAGTTCTCCAGTTAGTTTATTTTTGCGACTATAGTGCTTGACATAATAATCTCCTAAAAGCATGTTGTGCTTTTTAATGTGAGCATGTAAGCTTTTTAAAGCATCAAACTCTGAATTGCATTCTTGACATTTAAAGCACATCTTCAATTGAAATTCCTAAAACTCTAGCTTTCCAGTCAGCCATTCCTTCAATCTTTTCAGCCTCATCTTTTACAAGTTGACGCTGCATTTCAGCAATGCGAACCATGTTGACTCTCTCCTCCTCATCTTGAAAAAATTGAACTAGTGATAATATAGAAGAATTCTCTTTGTGGCGACTCTTCATTCGCTCAGATCGATCTCCTTGTAGTTTTTTTGTTAAGTTTTCAATGCGACTCTCGCATTGATGATATTCTGAGCTTTTTGCTTTGATGATTTCTGCTAATCGAACCGTCATTTCATCATTATCGCTAGCAACATCAAAAGCATCGTTTAGTTTGTTTAAATGTTTGCTAACAATTTCTAAACTAATAATTTCTTTGCACACATTCATGTACAAGTTCAACTCATCAGATGTTAAATCTGGCTTGTCCCATGTTAAACGAACAAATTCTTCTTCAAACAAGACTCTATCTTCTTTTGAAGTGTAATTATTAACAATTGTTAAAAAGCGAGAATTATTTAAATTAATTCCCAAACGATCTATACAGATTTTATGCTGTCGATTGAGTTTTTCATCTTCTAATGAACTGCCAGTTGCATCATTGATTTTTTTTACAATTCTTCCTGGTGATTTTGGCGCAATATAATTGCCCAAGGGAGTGTCCACATCAGAGCTTGGGGTAAAGTCTGGATTCTCTTCTCTAATCACATCTAAGACTGATCTCTGCTCAATTGAGAGCGCCCCCACATCTTGTAGTGGAAATATCA